GTTTATGGAGTATTTCTATGACTTTATAAACCACTTTAATAAATATTTTGAGCAAGAAGCTAAAAAATATATAGAAGAACTAAAAGATAACAAGAATATTAAGAAATCTACAGATCCAAAAATTAATAAAGAATTAATAGAGAAACTTTCAGCTGTAGTTTTATTATGACAGTTAGAGCAAGAGCAAAAAAGTAAATTAGAGCTTGAAAATATATGACTTACTTTAGATATTTGAATAAGTAATGAATATCAGTTAGAATATGCAAAAAATAGAGCCTGAGAACTTATATCAGAAATAGATGATACAACGAGAGAAGAAATATGAAAAATAATAGAATATTGAATATCTAAATGAGATACTCTCCAAGAAATTGCTAAAAAGATTGATGATAAATTCTTAAAATATTCTACTTATAGATCAAGTTTAATTGCTGTAATGGAAGTATGAAATGCATACGAATACTGATCAAGAAAACAGCATGATGAATATACTAAAAATTTCTGAGTAACTTGATACAAAAGAAGTAAAACTCAAGGAGATAGTAATGCTAGAGAAAGTCATCTAAAAAATGAAGAAGCTTGATGGATAGCTAAAAATGAGCTATTTCCATGAACTAATACAGATCATGCACCTCATTGATTTAATTGTAGATGTTATACTGATTACAGTATAGTAAATCCTGAGAGTTGATTAATTGAATAATTATATTTTTTGAGTATTCTTATAAAGAATTTATTAATTAAAACTTATATTATGGATGAGAATGAAGTAATGAGAGAGGAGGTTGAGGAAGAATTTTGAATGTCATTTGATGATTTAGATGATGATGATATAGAACTACTTCACGATGCAATGTAATTAAAAGACCTTAAAGAGAATCAAAACACTACTAGACTATAAAGTAGTGTTTTTTTTATTTCCTAAAAAACTGTGATGATAAAACTTTTAAAAACAGATGATATACATAAGACTGTGAGTTTTTGTATTTTAACACCTGATATTGAGGATAGAAACTGAGATGTGATAACAGCTGAAGAAATAATAAAGACAGCTCATGATTTTGGTGCTAATATGCAAAACAAATTTTTAAATATAGATCATGAAGAAAATACTGAAATAGAAAAAACAAAATATCAATTTGTGGAAAATTTCATAGCTCCAAATGATATCATAGTATGAGAAACTATTGTAAAAAAATGAAGTTGGTATGTCTGAGTTAAGTTCTTAGATAATGAATTATACAAAAGTGTAAAAGCCTGAGATTTTGTCTGAGTATCAATGGAATGATATTTTATAGTTTAATAAAAACAAGATGCCTAGAGATATAAAAAATGTGTTTGTAGATGGAATTAGTCTAGTAACAAAAGATAACACACCTGCAGTAGAGCAAGCTGAGAATAAATTCGCATTATTTAAAACAGTAAAGAAAAATAAAAACAAAGAAAAATTAAACAAAATATTATCCAATTTGAAATGACCTTGAGGGGAATAATAAAGAAACTAGTCTGTAATTGTTTATATTTTAAATTTATTTATATGAAAGAACTACTAGAAAAATTTTTTGGAGTTTTTTCTGATGGTATATCTCTATTAAAAGAAGATAAATCAGAGGAAGCAATTAAGAAATTTGAAGAAGCTTCTGAAATGAAAGCTGAACTTTCTAAAGAGGTAGAAGATGAAACTGAAACTACTTCTGAGGAAGATGTAAAAAAGTTTTTTGAGTCAGAGCAATGAAAAGAAGCTATCAAAAAATATGTAGATATGTATTTATCTTCTGATGATGTAACAAATTTTATGTGACAACTTAAAGAATTAACAGGAGATATAGAAAAAATAAAAAAAGAAAAAGAAGAAGATGATAAAACAGTATCTGAAGCTCTAGATTCTACTATTGATAGAGTTGAAAGTATGGAAAAAGTTTTAAAAGATCAAAGGATCTCAAAAATAGATTAATTTTATATTATAACTCACTAAATATGCCTATACAACTAAAGAAAAGGACTAAAAAAACAGAGGATCTAAAAAAGGCTTTCACTTTAGATTCAAACTGAGTTCCTGTAAATTTCCATTGGAAAAATGATGAAGCTAAACAGTTTATTGATTATGTAAAAGATGAATCACAAGGATTACTAAAGAAATTCAGAGTGATTACAATGACATGACCAACAAAAGAAATTGCAAAATTGATTGCTCCTTGAAAATTTCTGATGCCTTGAGGTGCTGGTAAAAGAACTCATGGTCAAACAGGTAAAGCATGATATAAAGTGCAAACTGATTCAATATTTTTAAGTTCAAAGAAAGTAGAATGATTCTTCTACTTATCAGATGATGAAATTGATGATAACATCGAATGAAAAAGTTTTGAAGAACATATGAAAAGAATTATTGCTAAAAAGATTGCTAATGAGTTAGTAGAAACAGCAATATATGGTAGAAAACTAGAAAATCCATCAGCTGATAATTGAATATTAAATATGTTTGATGGTATTAAGTACCAAATTGAAAAAGATGGTAATGTGTTAGATGGATCAGATACGAATGTGTTTACAGGTAGAGATATTACTAGAAAAAAATATGTTCAAGCAAAGAAAGCCCTAGCTAATAAATATAAAAAAGAAATAGAATTCTTCCATGATCCTGATACTCAAATAGACCTTGATGAATTATATAATGATCCAAATGGTAATAGATGAGATGGAGAAACTAATAAAAATAGAATTGCAGGAACTAAAATTAATGAAGTATCGTTGATGATAAATGAGAATCCTGTAAAAACATGAGTTTCAGCTAATATTACAAATCCACAAAATGCAGGAACTTCAGGTATATTTATAGATACTGATTTAACAGGAGATATAAGTGCTGGAGATAGTATAACTGTAGATTATGGTAATGCTACTCAAATGACTTATATAGTAGCTTCAATAGATGCAAATTCTATTACAACAACTACACCATTAATCTATGATATAGAAGCTGGAATGAAAGTTGATAAAGTAATCTTAGATGGTGCTGATATTATAGGAACGAATCCTAAAAATGTAATTATCTGAATCCAAACTGACTTAAAACTTGAACCTGAAAGAGTTGCACCTGATGGATATAACTTCTGGTATAAAATGAAACTAGATATTTTAATAGAAAATCCTGAAGCTACAGTGCTTGTTAAAAATAATAAAACAACTTAATTTTTTAATATAATTTAATATGGTTAGAGTTATAAATAATAAAAATAGAATCTACAACTGAGCTAAAAAATGACAAATTTTAGATGTAGATAAATCAAAACTAGATGATTATTTACAAGCTTGATTCTCAGTAGTAAAAGAAAAGATTGAGAAGAAAAATATAGTAAAAAATGATAATCAGAGAACTTGAAAAGAGTGTAAAGAAATTCTAGATCATGCTTGAATAGAGTATGATAAAAAACTGAGAGTTGCTGAACTAAATAAACTAGTAGATGAATTTGAAGCAGGAAAAATAACTGATAATACAGATTCAGATACTACAAACTACTGAGAACTATTAGTTAATGAGTGAATACTAGATGAATCAGAACTAGAATGAAAAACAGATGAGGGACTTAAAAATTTAGCTACAGATAATTGATTAATATAACAAACAATGAATTATACTACTTTAAGTAGCTTAAAAGATAAGCTTTGAATTACTGATAATAGTAGTGATTCAAAGCTTCTTTTAATTATAGAGCAAGCTACGAATATGATAGACTCAAAAATATGATATAACTTGTGAAAACAAGATATAATTGCAAGAGTAGATGGAACTTGAAGTAATAAGATATACTTAGATCATAAAGCTAATAATATTGAATATATAAAACTTAAAAATGAGTCTTATAACTATACTGTAGATTACATAGATAATTATATAGTATATTTAGAAGAAAAGACTAGAAAATGAAAGAAAAATATAGAAATTAAGTATAATATTTGATTTGACACAGTTCCTTCTGACATAGAAAAAATGAGTTTAGATTTATGCATTAATTTATCAATCGATTTATGAATAAGTGGAGATAATAGCGAGAGTTTAGAGAATAAAAATATAAAAACTCAGAAGCTTGGAAGCCTTTCTGTGACTTACTTCTGAGAGTCTGAGAGAGAATCTAACATTAAAGATAGATTTAATATAGCTATTAAACAAAACTTCGATATGATAATTTCAAAGTATAAATCTTTTAAATGAATAATTTAAAAAATTTATGGCTTTTATAGATAATTTTAGCTTTGCTTTTCAAGATATTACTCTAGAAAGCATTACTAAAGGTCTGAATAAATATTGAGAGAAAGTGAAAGACTCTTCAACTCAGATTTTATTTAAGTGAATAATTTTAGAGAGATGAAAATCCATAAACGATGACAGTCTTGATAGTGCATGACAATTAGGTTTTACATCTAAGGAGTATGAACTTTATAGTAAATCTGATATCTTACCAAATAAATGAGATAAAGTTACTCTAGAATGAAATATTTTTGAAGTTATCTTTGTAGAAAAAGTGTACATGAATAGAAAACATGATCACAACAAAAGTATTTTAAGATTTATTAATTAAGTTATGGCTGAATTTAATTTAAATACTATAGCTTTGAAAAGGAGTATAGATGAATCTGTACAGATTACATCAAATATACTTACTAGTAAAGTAAGAGAAATAACTCCTAGAGATAAGGATAGATTACCAAAGAATAATATAGATAGAAAGGACCTGAAAGCTCCTGAGAGAAGTAGTCATTATAAACCAGTGCAAATAGATGGGCATTGGTATGAATGAGTTACATGAAACTTGAAAAGAAGTATTTGAATGCAAAAAATATGAGAATGAAGATATGTAGTAGGAGTAAATCAATGAGTTACAGAGGAATATTGAAGAGTTTTAGAATTTTGAACTGATGATATAGAAGAAAGAAGTTATTTAAGAGATTGACTTGAAAGAAACCACAAGGAATTGGTGCTTGTTTTAAAACAAAATTTTAGTAAATTATTAAAAAAATACTGATGATAGAATATAGCGAATTATGATTTATAGATATCAGGAAATATATTTACGATAGAATGGCAAACTATGTAAACCTGATACAAAAAATCTGATGACCTGAAAATATAAAGTGCAGAGATCAGGAAACCATAAAATGAATGGACAAGCCTTTTATTAGTTACAGTGAAATTTGATGAAGTACAAATAATCTATGAATTAGGAAAGTTCTATATCAAATTGATATATGGGCTACTAATATGGAAGAATTCGAAGAAATAAAAGACTTAGTAGTTTGATTATTTAACAGATCAATAGATGATTGAGTTAGATCACAGCTTGATACTATATGACCTGATATGTCTAATCCTGAAAAGAATTTATTCCGTAAGCCACTAACTTTTAGATTTGTTTTTAAAGATCAAAAGTTTTAAAAACAGGCTATTTATTTGATTTTATGTTACTTTTAATGTAGAATATAAATACTCTCGTAGGAGAAATGAAGATTAAACCCGTATATACAGGAGATACACCATGAAGATGATCGATTCGAGTAAAACAACCTATGCAACTTTGTTATTTCCTGGCTCATTCTATCCAGAGGAGTCAGTGAAAAAGGTGAAGAACCGAGAGCTCGGAGAGCTGGATATTCCGCAAAACTGCTTTGCAGTTCAGTTCTTTGATCTGGTAACCGCCAAGTTCGATGTTGATGGTCAGATCATCGAAACTACCAGTAAGCGATTCAATGAATCTGGTCGCTTCTACATCAATGCAACGGTTATGAACCAGGAAGAAGTGGCAAAAGAACACGGCGAAAACTCAACGATTCTTGGCAATATGCAAAGTAATCGCTGGGACGAAGTCGTTAAATGCGTCACTGGAAATTTCCAGCCTTTCGAAAAAGAGGATTCTATCGTTACTGCATAGATTCCTCTCTAACCTGAAGCTCCCTTAATTGGGGGCTTCAAGCATTTTTAAAACCGAAATGACCTTGAGGGGAAAAATAATACTTGTAGTTTATACAGGTATTATTTTTTTAACCAATATAAAATATGCAAACACCTGTGCAAAGATCTGATTCTATCAGAATGTGAAATGGTATTCTGAAATTAGATGGAGTAAATGTATGAGCATTGAAAGGAGCATGACTAGAAGTGTCATTCTTGATAGCTCAGTTAAAATTTGCTAATTCTAAGCTACCACCAAGAAAAAAGATAGATCAGGTTAAATTTAATGCTGAACTTGCTGAATTATTTTTAGATAACATTGCAAAAGTAGATGGAATCGGAGATTTAGTAAATACAGCAGGAACACCTACAACAGTAACTGATGAAAGTTATTGAGCAGTTGGTATAGCTTATACTCCTTTTAAACTTACTAATAAGAATGGAGATGATAGTATTATTACTATTACAAATGTAAAAGCTGATGGAACTACAGTTACATCTACATCATATTCAACTTATGTTTGAGATGGAGAAAATTGAGAACTAGGAGAAACATATATTTTATTTAAATCAGCTCAAGCTGGAGAAATAACTGTAACATATACTTACACTCCTAATGTTTCAAAAGCTGTAATCTATAAAGATGTACTTAAGGCTCTTAATTTATACGAAGTTACATTTGAAAATACTGATGAAAATGGTAAAAAATTCGGTATCAAAATATATAAAGGTTATGCAACAAGCAATCTTGCTTTTGATTTCCCTGAAGATGATGATCTTGAATCAGTAGCAAGTATTCCAGTAGAATTTATAGGATATCCTGATGGTAACAATAATATCTTTGAAATTTTTGATGAACAAGCAGTTAGCTAATGGAAACTCTTGATCTAAATAAATTTAAAAAACAAGAAACTGATGTATTTTCTCTTTGAGGAATAGAATATAAATATAGCTTCTGTGAAGCTGATAAAACTTATTTTAAAAATTCTCTAGAAGTAATAGATTTAGAAAAAGATTTAATTTGAACATGGATAAAAATATTTAAAAAGCTACTTCAGAGAGAAAATGACATCGTAGTAGTTTTAAAAGAAGATATTATATGATTACTTAGTTATTTTACTTATAAATTCTCCTAAAATAAAAGACCTTGAGAGGAACACTAAAAGATTTAGTCTAAATTATAGATTAAATCTTTTTTATTGCCTATGAGAAGAAAAATAAAAGTGAAATACTGAAATAAAGATTATAGAGTCTGAGAACTGACTGTATGAGGGTATTTCCTAGCTTTATCAGATATAGAACAGTTTATAGAAGAGATATTCCTAGAATTTAATCCTACTATTCCTGCATTAGATGAAAAGCAATTAAAACAGCTTATACAAAAATTGTTTGAGATTGAATCAGAGGACTTGGATAACTTACTAAATACCAAAAAGAAACAAGAAAAACCTCTTAAAGATTTTCATATAAAGATCTGATTTTTTATGAAATTTTTTAGTAATTCTTACTGACAAACAATGACTACACCTTTAAAAGTATTTAATGATTTACTAGAAGATATCAAAGTTATAGCCTGAGAAGAAAAATATGACAAAGATAGAAAAGATCCAAAGAAAAAACTAACTGCTTTAAAAAATAATATAAAGAAAAATGTCTAACCTATGAGAACTAAGAGTTTGATTATCAGTAGATGAAAATAGTATAAAGAATTCTACCTTAAAAATTAAAAGTGAGTTTCAAAAAGCCTGAGATACTATTGAAAAGGAGCTAGGAAGTTCTTGAAAAAAATGATTAAAAGAAATAAAAACTGAATCAGAAAAAACTACGAAAACTATATGATGATTAAACTCTAAATTAAAGAATTTAAATAATGAACTAGAAGATACTAAAATATGAAGTAAGAGATTTAAAGAATTACAAAAAGAAATAAACAAAACTGAAAAAGAGCTTTTAAAAGTAACAAATAAAACATCAAAGCTATGATGATTTTTTAAAGGTATTTGAGGAGCTATAGCATGAGCATTTAGCATTTATGCTATTTGAAATTTTATAAAATGAATATCAAAACTAGGAGCTGAAGTAGAGCAAGCAAAAATAAGTTTTGAAACATTACTTGGATCAGAAGAAAAAGCACTTCAGATGCTTCAAGATATTGATGAATTAGCTTCTCAGACTCCATTTAATAAGCTAGGTCTAACGAAATCAATACAACAACTTATATGATTTTGATTTGAGTGAGAAAAGGCTCTTGCTACTGTGAAAGTTTTATGAGATTCAATAAGTGCTGTAGGTAGATGACAAGATGATTTGAACTGAGTTATTCTAGCATTATGACAAATAGAAGCTAAATGAAAACTATCTACTGAAGAGGTATTGCAAATGGCTGAGAGAGGGTTACCAATTTTTAAAGTTTTAGAAGAGCAATTATGACTTACTAAAGCACAGCTTTGAGATTTATGAAATCAAGGAATTGATTCAGCTACAGCTGTAAATGCTATACTTACAGGATTAAATGAAAAATTTGCCTGAAGTATGGAAAAGCAATCTAAAACTCTAACAGGTATGTGGAGTAATTTGGTAGATAATGTAGAGATAGCAGGATCAAAGATGTGACTTAATATATCAGATACTTTAAAGTGAATTATAGGAACTATAAATAACTTTTTGCAAAATAATATGGCTTCTATTATTGATTTTTGAAGTGATATAGCAACAAATGTAATCAATATATGAAAAGCGATAGCTCAGATATTTACAAGTGTATTTGAAATAATAACTGATGCATTTTGAATACTAACCTGAGAAAATAAAAAACAAGTTCAGGATAATTTCAAATTATTTAAGTTTTTAGCAATGGCAATATCAAATGGTTTTCAAGCTGTTTATATTGTTATAAATACAGTTTTATGAAGTATTTTCTGAGCTATAAAAACACTTGGGACATGACTTGGTAACTTTTTCTGATCTGCTTTAAATATAGTTCAGTTGGCAGGTAAAAAATCAGTTAATTTTGTGATTGGAATTATAAACTCAGCAATAGATAAAATAAATATAGTTTTAGAACTTTTATGAAGAAATACCATAGCTCAAATAAAGGAAGTAAATACTGAAATGGAAGAGCTTGTTTTAAAAAATGGTAAGTGATTAGAGAATACAAAAAAAGCTTGGACAGATTCATGGGATAAGATCAAAAATAATAATTCTAAGGCATTTGATAGAATGCTAGAAAATATTGATGCTTATGAAACCGATATAGCTGATACAGGTAAAAGTAGTACCTGAGTATTTGATAAAATAAATACTACTATTGATGGGCTTTGATCTAGCTTTGAAAAAGTTTGAGGAAAAGCGAAAGATATGTGAAAAGCATGAGCTAGTGCAACACAAGAAATCAAAGATAATATGAAAGATTTAGAGGATAGTTATAAAGACTATAATGATAAAATAAAAGAATCTGAGAAATTGAACGAAAGCCTAGCCAAAAATACTAAAAAATATAATGATGAAATTGAAGCATGACTTAGAAAAGTAAATAATGCTTTAGAGAAAAATAAAAAGAAATATGAAGAAACTATAAAACTTATTAAACAAGAGAGAGAAGAAAGACTTGGGGAAAATGATAACTCAGCTCAGGAGAAAATAGCTGAAAGATTACTTGAAATAGAAAAGGAAAAACAAGAACTTCAATTGCAAATCAAAGAAGATACTGAAAGTACTGAAGAAAAGATAGCCTTACAAAAAGAACTAAATGCTCTCATAAAAGAAGAACTACAGGCTCAAGAAATAGTAGATCAGAAAGTATTAGATAGACTTAGAAAATATGATGAAGCTTCTGAAATATGAAAGATATTAATAGATCAGGAAAAAGAAAAACAAAGAATAATATCTAAATCTAATCAAAAAGAATTGGATGCAGAAAATGAGTTGAATACAGAAAAAGAAGCATTAGAGAGAAAACAACAATTTTATGAGTTTTTTGCTGAAAAGAAAAGAATAACTGAAAAAGAAATAGATACTATTATAAAAGATGAAAGGTTTTTAAGATTATCTGAAGAGGAGCAAGGACTTATACTTAAACTAGCAAGAGAAAAAGAAGCTCTTACAAGACAAAAAGATGAAGCTATAGAACTACAAATAGAAATTAATAAAGCGACTATTTTATTATCAAATAAGACTACATCTATATTGAATAAAAATGTAGCAATTTTATCTACATCTTATAAAAGTCTTATCTCTCAAATTAATAGTGCAATTTCTGCACAAAAAAGATTAAATGCTCTTAGAAATAGTAGTTTTAATGGATTTGCTGAGTGAGGTTATACATGAGATTGAGCAAAGCATGAAGTAGCATGAGTAGTACACAAATGAGAATATGTTTTAAATCAAGAAATGATACAAAAAATGCCAAATATAGTTCCTGAACTTGAACTTATAAGACAAGGAAGATCGGTGCAAAATGATTACTCAAAAAAGGTAGATGTATGAAATATTAATGTAGCAAATAGCATAGATTTAGAACTATTCTTTGATAAGTTAAAATTTAGAATGTAATATATAAAATATGGATTTTAAAATAGCAAAATTAAACTGAGATGATATCTTAAAAAATAATGATTCATGAATTATTTATACCTTTAAAGATTGGAGAAAATTAACAGTAAGTGATGATTCAGAAAATATAGATTGAATACATGGGAGGAATGTGAGTCCTACTTATGCAAGAATCAGAATAATAACTCTAGAGTGAATTAGTGATAGAGTTTGAAATCCCTTAGAAGATCAAAACTCAATAGAATATTTACAAAAGATATTTGCACTGCAATGAAGTCTAGTGAGTCTAGAAGAAAAAGAATTATATATCAAAGATATGTATGATAATGAGTGGACTTTGAAAGTAAAAATAAAAGAACCTCTTGAAATTGTAGAGTGAGATGAATCATTTGTCTGAAGTTATTGGAAATGGAGAGTTGTATTAGAAAGCACTAAAGAACCAGTATATAAAAGCTTAAATGAGATATTAAATACTTCACTTGAGTGAAATTATTGAGGATTTAAACTATCTTATAAATTATCAAATCCTTTTAATGAAATTGATAATATTATAGAGTGTAATACTACCTGAAATATAGATACACCTGCAAGAATAGAAATAATAGCAAATGGGGATATTAATAAACCATTAATGATAAGAGATTTAACAAAAAATACATATTTCTGACTTGATATAGATGCAGTAGCTTGAGATAAAATAATTATTGATTCAGAAAATTATACAGTAACTAAGAACTGAGAAAACATACTATCAAATAGGATTGTAGGAAGTATGTGGATTAGGATTTTAGAAACTACAAAGCTACTAATAGAAGATAAAGATGGTAATATACCATTTAATGATTTTTTAATAAATATTTATTTCCGTAATTCACTTTTATAATGTTTATAATTTATGTAAATGATCATGAGTGAAACAAAAAAACTCAGATATTTGAAGTAAATAAACTAGAAGTAAGACAAAAATTAAATGATATTTCTAGTGTTAGTTTTGAAGTATCAAATACTCATAAATCAAACTCATATGCTAATTTTAAAGAATTTAATGAAGTTTTGATATACAAGATAGAAAATAATAATGAGAAATTAATATTTGATGGAATTATAAGGTGAGTAGAAGCCGATTTGAGTAAAACTAAAGTAATTTTAAATGATAAGATATTTTTACTTAAAAATAAGATTTTATATACTGATAAATCATATACCAATACTCAGATTAAATCTATCTTAATTGATGTACTTGATGCAATAAATTCTAGGTATGATACATGAATAATATTGAATTCAGATATATTAGATCAGGTAACTAAAACTTACAAAAAATGACAAACTTTTTTTGATATTTTAAAGGATCTAGCTTTGAATTGATATGAGTTTGAAATAAAAAATAATATTTTATATTTTTTAAATTCCATATGAGAAGATAAAACAAGTTGAACCAATTTTATAGAGTTTTCTTATGATATAAACTTCCCATGAAGTAGAACTATAGATACAGCAAGGCTTGAGTATGATAGTGAAAATATTAGTAATGCAGTAATATCAAAAGATACTTGAAATAGTGAAGACTTACCAAGTATTAATGAATTTTGAAGACAAGAAAAATATTTTATTTCATGAGATAAATATAGTTTGTTATCTGATAGAAAGGATTCTATAAGAGAACTTGAAATAACTCCTATAAGTTATGACTTTTTTGTAGCAAATCTATGAGATACAGTGAAAGTTTTTATTGATGCTTGAAATGATATAATGCAATTTGATTCTAATTTAAAAATTATTGAAAAAGAGTTCAGATCATGAGAACTAAATAAAGTAAAAATAAAGCTGAGCAAATGAAATATTAAAACTTTAAATTTAATTGAAACAATACAAGATTTAAAGAATAGAACCAAAAATCTTGAGATATAAAAGACCTTGAGGGGAAAAAAGATGACTGTAATATTTTTACAGTTATTTTTTTATATCTAGTTAATGCAAAGAGTAGCTTTATTAAACTGAGAAAATATAAACCAAGACTATGATTTAGCAAAAATTTTTAAATCACTTGCTAGTTCTTGAGTAGTTGAATGATTAGAAGTGCAATCTTGAAAAGTAACAGCAGGTTACTGATTTATTGATGTGACTAGAGATTCAGAAACTTTCCCTGTGTTATTTCAAAATACAACTGATGTGGTTATTGATACAACTTGAACTAAAAAGGTTTTTATGGAAATAAATCAAGCAAATATAGATGATTGAATCAATAATAATTCAAATTGAACTTGAATATGAGAGATAAAAACAGCTGGTAGTTATCCTACTAGCAATTTTATAAAATTAGCTTCAATAGATTCTTGAGT